AAAGGACTTAAAACCAGGATGAACGAGCTCTATCGGATTAGCTACGATTTCATCACTCATTTCACGTATTTCAGTGTGTGTTAATTTGTATTTTCTGAAATAATAATCTAGGTAATCGTCCTTTGAGGGCCTTCTGCTGCTAATATTATCTTGGCGAGTATATATGAAGTCTTTATCATAGATATTTTCGTATTTAACTATTCTCACCAGATCGTCGAACTCTTTGTCTTTTTCTTCTCCGTGTGCTTTCTTCTGTATGTATTCTGTGAACTCTTCTTTGTTAATAGGGGTTATTAGATTGCGAGCATACTCATCTATAAGGGGCATACCTTCACCCCACGATAATATAGATTCTCCTACAGCGTTCTTATAAAGAGCGGTTTCAAGTTCTGTCATATGTAGAGCTTTTCTGGACCAGGCTGTATATGTAAAAAACCTGTCTAATTTGCGTATTATTTTGTAGCTCTGTAAGGAGTGAGACCACATTGTGCTTGTAGAGCAAAAATCAACATCCTCGATATTCCCTATTTTCAAATACTTGGCAATCTGGCCTAAACCATATTTACCAGTCTTCTCCATGGAAAATACTTTCAGATATGCTCTTCTTATGTTTTCATCACTTATGTAGTCTGGCAACCAAACTGTCGCGTCATCTCCTTTACTCAATAAATCGTACTCTTTACATTTCAGCATACATTCTATAACAAATCTGTTATATAGAGCCATTCTCAGTGTATTCATAAGAGTTGTATCAGGATCGCCTGACAACACGGTTCCAATGATATCAATGTACCCGAGTGTTTTCTTTTCTTTCTTTTCAAACCATGATACTTCAATTCGCTTTTGTTCCATTGTGGCATAGTATAGGAAAGTACTATTGCTCACATGATGTATTTTTCCCATTTTAGCTAAATATCTGTATATGGTGAAATCTACGATCCGCTTCAATTCGATATGTTGAGTTCTGTCGAATCCACTTCCGTCTAGTTGCACGGTTTTTCCGTAACCTTTAAAATGACAGTCATTGTAGAAGTCTTCGAGTTGCTCCCAATTCTTGCCTCCGCAATAGCCTTTGAACGTTTTCGCGAACATTCTTTCCAAAGCGTATACAACTGGTCCCATTGCGTATTTCCTTTCAGGTTCAGGACAGCATATACAGCGGTTTTTCGGGGGTACTCCATTTTCAAAAGCTTGTTTTTCCACTTTGACAAACATTGTATACTTGTTAGTTCTTCTTAAGCGTAGTTTGTCAATTTTTAAGAGCTCTCGCTGTTGTTTACGACTTAAATGGTTATTCCACTCTGATAGTGAATAATCGAACATGTCTAGCATTGGTTTGATCTCTCGGTTAAACACTCCGTTAAACCAGTTTTCAAACTTATTTAACATTTTTGAGTCAAACGTTGTTACCTCAGTTGCTTGTCTTTTTATCGCGCAATAGTTTCCTGCCTGACATATATGATATATCAAAGGCGTTTCAGCGTAAATGCAACTGGGTGCTATTTGCCCTAGACCTATTTTTGGGGCACATTCGCATTGCATAGACATGAATTTGGCCATACTAAGTTTTGGTGATTTCTCTATCTTCCATTTAACTTGGTCTGAAAGATTACCGCCTACTTCTTTATGATTTGGTTCGGTAATACAGCTAAATGGTATCCTTCTCAATTGTTTTCTCTTATGTTCTTGTTTTAATTCTTTAACAGAAGGACTTCTCTGGCTGAGTAGCCTGATTATTATGTAGATAACAGCGAAGAATATAGCTATGTAAACTATCTCAGATGGTACTTCGAC